ATGGACAACAAACATTTACGCACATGGAAAATCATAGATGAAAACCAAGATACTATTAGATTAGTTGAAATCACTCTCTATGATGAAAACGACAGTATCACAAAGATAGCACTGTATGCTGAAAGCGGGATTTTATTTGAATGGACACCGGACATGTACAGAATCAAGGCTGTAGACGGTTCATATGAGATAACCAATCAAAAAGTGTTCGGACTACGCATAATGGGCGATGCTCCAGAAGGGCGTATTAATGATGCTAAAACATGTTATAGATTCAGGGAACAAATCGAACTCACTAACTTAGATGATGATGATCGCCTTGATTATCATCTTCTATTTGGACGCTATTAATCACTATTCACTATAAATATCTGAGTCACTACATGACAGTAAAATAATAATGGAATACTATATGAACAAAACAACCAACGATGTAAAACACATCAATCCTCTTATTGATGAAGCACATCCAGAAGTAAAAGCCTATATTGAAAATATAGAAGATAACCTTGAATACTATCAATCATTGCTACTACAGGTGCTTGAAGGTAATGATATTGGTGATGCTAAAGAACTAATGGAATTGCTAACAGAAGATTTACAGTACTACAAAGAAAGAAACGCACGTACAAGAAATAAAGGATGAATATATGAAAAAGACAACTATTAACGGTTACAATTATGAAATTATTGGTGATGTAATTACAGTACAAGAAGAACGCGAAGTAGTGTTTAAGTATTATCCAACCACACCAACAGATTCACTACCCATTATGAAACACTACATCATTGGTGATTTAATTAAAATGACTGATGATGAACTACACGAACATTCTTTAACGGATGATACTATCTTAAACGCAGTTGAATTAGCCAAAGAACATTATCATAAGGTGTGATTTTTTAGAGATATTAGTAAATACATAGAAGGGTTAGAGATACTAACCTACTATGAGGATTACAATATGCTTAGAACTGAATTCACACACTACGAAGATGATACTATCTACTTTCTTTATGTAACTAACACCATAAGGATTGAAACAGATGGTAATTCAAACCTTGAGATACAACGCCGTTCATCATTCCATACTGAACCTTTAGATACTAACAGGTACTTAACTATAGAAGATGATGAAGCGGCTATGTTTCAGGAACTACTGATAAACCCAGACTTAGAGGACATGATAAAGGCCGTAAAACTCTTTACAAGGCTCATTGAGGAACTATGCGAATCATAAACAACAATACTAAAAACATAAAGCTGTACTACACGGTTGATGGTGTAGAGTGCTACTTACAACTTAGACCTGACTACTCAAGCGTAACCCTTAGCACAGGCGAGGTTCTAACCTTAGTATCTAAGCCGCTACTGAATGGCTTACCTACTAAAGTTGACAGTAAACAAAAAGAAATGGCATTCAAGATTTTATCATTACATAGGGAAAACAGCGACTTACCTGTATCAACGATTTCAGAGTTACTAAAACCAAGTAAGAGATCAAAAAATAGATAGATCTTAGTAACTAAATGATCAATAATCATCCTGCTTTCAACACAGCAGGATCATAAAAATGATATTCATCTTGAAGAAGTAATTGAAGTTATCAAAAGTTTAACCGATACTCAAATCGATAATCTAACTCAAACCAATGAACTATTGATCGCATTGACCGAGGACGCACTATGTCAACTATCACAGCCAAAATTTTAAGTAAACTGAACAACTCAGAATTTAATGTGGGTATGCTGAGTTCTAACAATGAAGACCGTGCCGCACTGGTTAAAGTTAAACCGGAAGATGTTGATACCCTGATTGACAACTTACAGCAGTTAAAAACCTATGTTTTGGATCTCCAGGAAAGCAAACAGGCCAACGCTCGCAAGCTGTTAGAATCACTGGTTAAGGAATCAACTGATTTTAGTTCTGTTGATGAACTGCTTTCTGTGCTTGGTGGTAATGTTGCTACAGCAGCCGCTACAGGCTCTACCACAGCTAAACCAAATGGTAATAAATCCTTTGATGTAACGTTGTTCGACAAGGACAAGGACGAACACAGAACGTACACCATTACCAATAAAGTGATTAAGAAATCCTTACGTGAAGATCCGGTATATCAAGAGATCATCGCTAAAGATAAGTCTATGGAAAACGTTGAAGTGTTCTTACGTGCCTATAGCCCACAGTACGCAGAAGCCTACCCAATCAACGCCAAGTGGAAGAAACACACATTCCACATGAACCAGAAAGGCCGCTTGAATGCTCAGAGCAGCGAGTATTTCAACGAATGGCTGAAAGAGTACCCTAACGGCGATGAAGCAGATTTTAAAGAGCAAGTAACCAAAGCATTCAAAACTGTATAAGACATGAAGCCCACTGTGATAGTGGGCTTTTTTATTAGAACGGTAGTTCTTCTTGTCCACAAAACCAATCATCACCGTGTAATTCAATCACACGTTGTTCAGCATGTAGATAGCTCACAGCATCCAAAACATCTTTGAATGGCGTTTCGCTAATCAGTACAAAGCAATCCCTTTCAACCGTTCCCAGCCAGAACACCCCGCCTACAGAACCTTCAAATATCACCCGATCACCAAACTTGAATTTATCAAGAGCACTCCCCCAATAACAGACCGTGAACCATACCCCATTGTTGGAGAACTGGTGAACACCTCTACGTATGGATGGATCGTAACCGTTCTTATTGCCCATTCCTTAACCCTCCAAACAACACCAAGAATACTGTAATTATATACAGTGCCAAATAAAACACCATGAATTAGATAAAAACGATCATTTTCAATAGGTTATGTTGTTATCTTTAGTGAGGTTGATACTGTATTAATAGAAAAAAACGATCAATGATCTCTCATTAATCGAATTAAGAGATAGAAAGGATGATCAATACAACCTTCATAGCAGAACCAATCATGACAACATCAGGCCAGCTCATAGGCTGTGAACTGTTAACCCGCTTCCATCGTGAAGATCTGCCAGTGCTGAACAGTAAGTACTTCATCATGGCTATGACGGTTGAAGGGAAGAAGGAACTACTGAAACAACAATTGGAGGCCGTAGAAGTTAATGCGTCCTGGTTCAGAGATAACCGGCTTTTCTGTACCGTTAACGTTGATACCGTACAGGCACGGCTATGTGTCTTTGACAGGGATATTATTCAGCTATTGGATAAGCTGGAGTTTGTGAGGCTGGAGATCTCAGAAGATTTTGAAGGTCTTGAAAAGGGTATTGAACATCCGATACTCAGAACATTGTTAAACGTTGGCTATCGCTTGTTCCTTGATGATCTTGGTTCCGGTCAGGCTAACGTAGCGGCGTTAACTACTGGATGCTATGAGGCGGTAAAACTCGATAGAGCGTTCTACCGTCAGGAAGTACAGAAACCCACATTCAACGTACTGATGAAGAACATCATGAAGTACTGCCCGTATGTGATCGTAGAGGGAGTAGAGCAACGCCAAGAGCTACCAATATTACGCGATGCTGGAGTAACAGCGGTTCAGGGCTATCTATACCGTTCAGTACCATTCAATAAAGTTCACACACTTCTATAACACCATAGTAAATACCCTATAGACAACAACTATGGGGTATACCTATGAACATCACATTACACTTCCCTAAAGGCTCTACAAGCATCATAGACGGTACTTATACAGGTTATGAGTATTCCCGCACCGATAAGCTAATCAACGCTCATATCACGTTTGATGAATCATACAAGCTATTCATCAACCATCACAGTTTAGTACTCAGCTATAAATACATTACGGTCAATCACCAGCACAGCTACACAATCGGTAGATGGGTTTATGACTGGAACACAATAGGCAATTACAAAGGCTCAGAGCGTGTACACCTCGACTATCTACAGTGCTTGACTCAGGAACTAATACAAGATGAATCATTGAACGGTAGACCTATAGATAACTATCGAATTGCTCTATTAATAAATGAATTCAGAGAAGAAAAATAAATCAATAAATGAGAATTTATATCAAATAGGTTCTCCCTGAACTTTCTAAACACCGCGTAGTTTCGCCGCACCCTTTTTAAAAAATATATAAGGTTTTGAACCTAATTCATTCAATGAGGTTTTATGACATACCTACAAATAGCAAATATATACGGCTATGATCCGGCAACTGTTAGCCGTGATTGGAAAGCCAGAGGCTTAGATATTAGCCAAACAGACGAAGAAATATATCAATGGGTACAGGACAACGTACTAACACCATTGAGAGGACAAACAGATCTAAAAGAAGAAACCCAACGTGAACAATTACGTTTAGCAAAAGCTAAAGCTGACATTGAAGAAATGAATGCGGATCAACTTAGACGTAATTTAATTGAAGTTGATTATGTAACTGAATCACTATCAAGCTACTTACTTCAACTAAAGAACATGTTGCGTAGTATTCCTAACACAACATACGTAGAACTATTCAGTAGTGAAGATGCTAACCAATTGAGGGAAACACTCAAAGATAAAATAGATGAAGTACTACGTGATATTGGAAATTACGAGTACGAGGAAGAAATAGAAGAAGATGAAAATGGAATTTCAGAATCAGAAGAAATTATTGAAGATATTGAATCAGGCAGTGAAGAACATCCTACCGCCTCAGAAGATAAAACCGAGTGATTGGGTAGAGAAGAACTTAAAGTTTTGTGATGGTGAGTTACAAGGTTCACCAATGCGTTTATACGAATTCCAGAAAGAACCACTTAACGCAATTATTGAACCTGGAGTACGTAAGATTGTGCTAATGAGTTCAGCACAGCTTTTGAAAACAACAATAGTTACTGGTGCTTCATTGTACTTTCTACAGCACGATCCATCAAATATGGTTATTGCTGGTACAACAGCAAACACAGTTAAGAAGTACAAGAATGGTAAGTACGATCCAACAATTCAACTAACACCATCACTTGCTAAATTAATAACGAGTAAATCAGATAAAACAAAAACAAATGATGCCACTACCCAGGAAACAACAGTTGGTACATTCAATTACTTTGTATCTCTTAACTCACCATCTACGCTACGTGGCCTAACTGCTAAACGTGTCTTTTGTGACGAGATCTCAGGCGTAGAAACTGATGGTGATGAGGGTAATCCAATCGCCCTCGTATCCCAACGCTGTGAATCATTCCGCGATTCACTAATCATGATGTGTTCCACACCGTTAGTACCGGATGATCCCATATGCCAGGAATTTGCTATGAGCGATCAGAGGTACTTTCATGTGCCTTGCCCTAAGTGCGGTGATGAACAACGCCTGATATGGGAAAACGTTAAATTCAAATGGAAGGTGATCGACGGTGGCCGCCGTTCTATCCCTGATGCCGATACAGCCTATCTTGAATGCCCGCACTGTAAACACCAGTACAGCGAAGCAGAACGAGTAAGAGCGGTATCACAAGGACGATGGATCGCAACACATCCAGAGATTAAGGATGTAAGGGGCTACCACATATCACGTTTGTACTCTCCGGTTTCGTCGATCCGCAAGCTGGTACAGGACTTTGCCGAAGCATTTAAGAACTTTGACCATATGCGATTCGTCAATAACGCATTGGGTGAACCGTACATTGATAAAGAAAACGTTGAGCATGATTTAGCACTACTGGAACAGCTACGTGATTTTGATATTGATATTAATAACATTCCTAATGATTGTGTTGGTGTGGGATATGCCGTAGACCAACAATTAGATCGCCTTGAATGTACGTTAGTTGGTATATCAGAAAAGAATTATTATGTACTCGATCATCGTAGCTTTTTTGCAGTGGATTGTAATAAATATGATTCACCAGCTTATACTGAACTACAAAATTTCATAAATAATACTAAGTTAAAAACCAAGAATGGCACGCCACTACGAGTACTTCAAGTATGGGTAGATAGTTCTAACGGTGCGGCAACCAACACCATTTACCGTTTCTGTAATAAAAAAGGGAATGAGATATACAAACCTATCAAGGGTGATGGACGTACAACCATTCCACTATATAAAGAAAGTACATCTGGTGGTTATAAGTTCATGCTATTGAACGTTAACGAAGGTAAGAACCGTATTCGTAAGTTACTAAACGCAGCAATGAACGAAGAAGAACATGAAGGTAAGAAAATCCACTTTAGTTATAGTCTACCTGATGATGCGTTTCTTCAATATACCAGTGAAAAACGTGTAATGAAAGGTGGTCAATTAGTATGGGTGAAACGCAGCGGTTCTAAAGATGATAGAAACGAAATGTTGGACACATTGAATTACTGCCTAATTAGTTTTGAATACATGCTAAACAAACTTGGTACAGACGCATACAAGAAACTTAGAAAATATAATACTAACGTGGCAAAAGCTAAATACAGTGAAGAAACACAAATCAGTGAATCACCATCAGAACATGTTCCAGTACGTAAACAGCGTAAAAGGCGTATGGGTAGTGGTAGAAACTGGTTTAATGAATAAGGAATAAACATGGCAACACGCAGCGTTGATTTCACCTCAGATATTATCAAAGGTGAAAGCATTGTGTTTAGTTTTGCCGCAGATTCTACAGTAGATATTGTTGGTGTGGATGGTGTAAAGCAATCATACAGCTATCCATACACAACAATAGATACTTCAACATGGAAACCAGGTGCATATACAGCAATTATTAATGATACAACATTTGCTGTACGTACTTTCCAGATAGTAGATCCAACTGCGACAGCTAATAAATACAATCAATACCTATCAATTATTGATGAAATAAATATTGTCATAGAATCCAAAGTACAAGGCGGTGGTGTTATCTCACAGAGCATCAACAATAAAAGCCTAACAACTGAATCTATGGACTCATTACTAAGACTACGTACCCACTATATGAAACTTGCTAATCAAGAATTAGCACGTATGAAAGGGCTTTCCTCTGGTAATCCAATTAAATCTATAACTACTTTTAACAGGGGTAAATAATGTTCTGGAAAAGGAAAAAAATTGATGAACCTGTACAAGTACCACAACAACCAAAACAATTTGAACGTAAGCAGCTAACCGATAACGCACTAAAACGTGAACTAAAAGAAATCCGTACTAACTCACAATCACCGATTATCAGTTTTGGATTCTCAGCAGGTAATACGGCAGGTAATATTAATAGTATTATCAATATGACGTTGCCAACATTAGTAGCTAAATCACGTGAACTAAGTCTAAACAACGGTATAGCAAGAAAGTACTTTCAAGTGAACTCTGATGGCGTAACAGGGGCATCCGGTTTATATATTCGTCCTGATGTAAATCTTCATGATGATAATGAAGAAAACTTAGCTATCAATGAAGAACTTGAACACTTGTTCTATAAGTACGCAGATAATCCAGAAGCATTTAGTATGAATGGCAAGATGGATTTAGCAGCATTCCAGCGTTTAGTAGAACGTACACGTAGTATTGACGGTGAAGCGTTTATTATTGTTCATGATGTTAACGGTACTGTTAAGTTTGAACTCATTGATTCTATGCGAGTACCTGTAATTGGTAATCGTATTTTTGATGATGGTACTTATGTATCTAACGGCATCCATTTTGATCAATTTGGAAAGGCTATTGAGTACTATGTAACTAAGGTTAATCCAACTTCATATACATATGAGATTGGTAACTATGACATTATCCCAGCATCAAGAATGCTTCACCTGATGATTGAAGATTATCCAAATCAACAGCGTGGTATTCCAGATATTGTAGCTGGTACTACATTACTAAAAGACCTTGAAGCATTCATTAAAGCAGCAATCATATCTAAAAAACTTTCTGCCTCAGCAATGGCTTTCATTACTAACTCAGCAAGTAATGATGAAGATGTTGATTTTATGAAAGGATATGAACCTGATTACTATGAAAATGACAGCCTACAAAGTGGTGCTTTAGTCGAACTTCAACCAGGGCAGAACGTAACGAGTGTGAACCCAAATGGGGCAACAGATGGTATTACCGAATTCGTTAATGCTCAGATGCAACAGATCGCTATGTCACTTGGTATTACTGAACAATCGCTAAGTGGTAGTACTGCTAATGCGTCATTCTCAGCAGCGAAGCTAACAGATCGCCTACAACGTCAAACATTTAAAACACGTACAAATGCCTTAACCACATTCGTACTAAAACCAATTTATTCACGTTGGCTAAAAGCTGAAATGTTACGTAATAAGGGCTTGAACCTTAATTTTAGTGATTTTGATAAATTAGTAAACGCTAAATACGTTAGTGAATTCGTTGAATCACTTGATCCTCTTAAAGATGTACAAACACAGGTGTTAATGATCGATAACAAGATCAAAAGCCGTTCTATGGTCGTTTCTGAATTTGGCTATGACCCATATCAAGTACTGAAAGAAATTGAACTGGAGGAAGCACAAACAATAAATACTACAAAGGAAGTTATTCAGGATGAAGAAACCACTAACGAGGGAACTAAACCTACAGAAGATAAATAAAGCTATTGATGTAGAGAATCGAACAATTGAAATTGCCTTTGCCAGTGAAACACCTGTTAAACGTGATTTTGGTGAAGGGCTTGGTGTACTAAATGAAATTCTTAAATGTACTCCAGATGCCGTAAATCTTTCTCGCCTACTTAATGGTGCTCCATTACTAATAGAACATGATTTCACTCGACAAGTGGGAGTTGTATTAGATGCGAGAGTAGACAGTGATCATGTATGCCGTGCGACGGTAAAACTATCTTCAATTCAAGCAGCAGAAACTATTTTTACAATGATTCAGGAAGGTATCCGTACAAAGATTTCAGTAGGGTACAACATTGAATCATACCATATCGAAGGTGAAAACCTAATTGTAGATCTTTGGTCGCCATATGAAGTAAGTAGCGTATCTGTACCCGCAGATGATTTTGTTGGTGTTTCACGTTCACTAAATACAAATGAAATTCAACTTAGTGAAGGTGAACAAATGGAACTTGAAAACCAACAAAAAGAACTACGAGTTAATGACGTAGAAGAAACAGAAGTTGAAGTACAAGTAAGTACTGAAACAGAAGAAGTAGAAGTATTAGAAACTCCAGAAGAAGTACAAGAACCTGTAGAAGAAACAGAAGTATTAGAAACCGAAGAAGTAGTACAAGAACCTATTGATGAAGCTGAAACAGAAGAAGTACAGGAAAGTACTGATGCTGTTGAAGTAGAAGCACAAGAACGTGCCGCACTAAATAAAGGTGAATCTGACGAATATCGAATTCGTGAGTTAACCGCTATTGCTGAACTCTACAACGTAGATAGTTCGGAAGCAATTAAATCAGGTGTATCAGTTGAACAGTTTAAACAGGAAGTTCAAACCAGATCCCTAAATAAAGAAACAAATCTAATTAACAAGGATGTTAATCTTATGAAAAAAAATGTAATTGGTGAACTAATCCGTAGTATCAACGAAGATAACTTTGATTCTGTAAAAGTTGAACTTGAAAAAGGTCAACGCGGTTTCAAAATGGATTTTTCACATGCACTTGGTGCTCGTGCTCTTGGTGCTAATACCGATACTCAAACAGCAGCAGGTACAGTTAAAACTGTTTATGCGGATTCTTATCTAACCGCTCTATTGGCTCAATCCATTCTTGGTAGCCTAAATCCAACTATCTATAGTGGCCTTGCTTATCGTGGTGTACTTTCTATTCCTCGTCTAACTGGTCTAACTCCAGCGGCTCCAGGTAACTTTAATTTCTACGAAGAAGGTGATGCGGTAACAGAATCTATCTCTAACTTTGATTCAATCAAGCTATCTCCAAAAATGTTCGCGGGTTCTGTACCAGTAACTAAGCAACTAATGCTAAGTTCTGATACCGCAGCTACTTTTGTTCAAGATGCCCTAATCCGCTATGCGGCTAATGGTCTTGAAGCTCAGATCTTCTCTACCCTACAGGCAGCTATTCCAGAAGTGGAAACCGCAGCAGTAGGTACTATGACTGTAGCAGACGTACAAGAAGCTATTAAAGCACTTGGTGTTGCTAACGTTGATGTACGTTCTTGTGTCGCAGTAATGCACCCAAGTACATTGGCTAAACTACGTCAAACCGCAGTAATGGGTAACACCGCAGCCGTATCTATGGTTGAAGGTCATCGTTTTGATATGTGGCTAAACGATGAAGTACGTGTAATTGAATCTACCTTTGTTGAAGCTGATTCTGTAATCATCGGTGATTTCCGTAACCTAATCATTGCTAACTGGTCAGACGGTCAAGAAATTGATGTAGACACTACTACTCACCGTGCCGCACAAATTACTGTATTCCGTTCATTCCAGTACTTAGCAACTGCTATTGCTCATGATGAAGCGTTTGTAAATCTAAAAATTAAATCCGCTTAATGGTGAAATAAATGAGAGCATTTTTTAGTAACTCACAATCAGAGTCACTACTTAATGCTTTTGGTGAAAAGCTCGTCATTGTTCAAGATGGTGTATCAATAACGATTACCGCAATTTTTGAACAAGACGAGCTTTTTTTCGATGATAGTAAAACTACCGTAACATATTTTAGTGCTAAGTCAGGAATTAAACTAAATAGCACCTTCACGATTGATAACACCGAATACGTAGTAAATAGAATAGATGATGATACGAGCGGTATCTCTAACTATCACTATGTTCGCAAGATCGATTTAGAAGAGGAAATATAATATGTTCACGGCAGACTATACAATAAGAAAGTATTTGATTAATAAATTAGCAGTGATTGTTAATTTACAATATCCATCAAAAGCATCAGTAGATAATACTACAATGGTTTACATTGGTGATTCTTCTGTACAACGTACACAGATAGCTAAAGCAAATCAAATTGTAAACAATCAAATCGTACCTTCAACTATTAGAAATTTATGTGAATTTCGAGTTGAGTTTGTAGCTGTCGGACAATCATTTAAAAGTGCTTCAGATGAAATAGAAAAGATTCTTGAAGCACTTTATACATCTGGTTTCTTTGATGAACTAAACCAGCAACTTCCAATGCCATTATTCAATATCCGTATTGAAGATAGCCTAATGACTACTCAAGCCGAAGCAACGGAAACCGCTTATGTACACACGCAAACTCTATCTTTTAGCTATGGGGAATAATTATGGCTCAAACATTTTTAGGGAATCTAACTACAGTATGGATTAATACCGATACAACCAACGTTGATCCAAATGCCCGTACTTTTGTTCAAGTAGAAAACCTTTCAGCATTTCCAAGTTTTAGTGAATCAACTTCTGTTTCAACTGTAGAAACATATAATAGTACTTACACCTCTAAAGTAGCGGGTGATAGTTCATATGGTGATATGACTATTTCAGTTAACTATATTCCAGGTGAAAACGCCGTACTTGATTCTGTTGTTGATTCTCAGCAATTAGTACAGGTCAAGGTAGAAATGCTTGATGAAGGTTCAAACGATACTACCGTAAACTATGTGCTTTACAACGGTTACTTATCCAGCGTTTCCGATACGTCAGATATGGATCAGGTTGTTACCCGCTCTTACGTATTCACACCAGAAAACCAGGTATCAGCAGGTATTCTTGATGAATCAGTAGTTGAACTCTATCGCGGTGATTGGGGTGTTGGTTCGAACGGTAATGAGTTTCCAAGCTATCAAGGCCGTGACGGTAACTCATTCGTTAAGATCGCAGCAGCCAACGCACCAACAGGTGTTGATATGTTGGGTATCACTAACCTTGATGGTTCTAACGGTACTCAATTGGTAATGAGCAAAACCGGTACGCCAGTACTCAACTTTCGTAACTTCTCAACAGCAAGTAACGGGGCATGGTACAAGGTCTACACCAGTGCCGATAAACCAACGTTAACTGAACTTGGTGCGGCAGCCGCTACCGATCTCAGTAACTACGTACCAATCACACGTACTGTCAATGGTAAAGCACTTACAGCTAACATTACTTTGGTAGCAGCAGATATTAGTGATGTTTACTCTAAGACCTACATTGATTCAAACGTAGTACCGAAAGTGTTTCAATTAAACGGACACGCATTATCAGGAACGGCGTTGAACTTAGTAGCGGCAGATATACTTGATGTGTATTCACAGACTCAGGTTAATAATACCTTTGTAGCTAAAACGGTTACTGTTAACGGTTTGCCTTTGAGTAGCAATATCACACTAACGGCAGCACAACTTACTGATATGGCATCTTTAGCATATAGTAATAGTACTTATGTTCCTAAGACGTTCTTAATCAATAACAAGCCATTATCTGGTACTAACATTCAATTGGTAGCAGCAGATATTAGTGATGTATATTCACGAATTGAAAGTAACGGATTGTTCGCGTTACGTATCACTACGATTAACGGTTATGCTTTAAACAGTAACGTAACCTTGAACTATAATGATGTTGGAACGTATTCAAAAGCACAAATTGATGCCAAAGATGCCGCATTACAAGCGAACATTGATACCAAAGTAACTATTACTCAAGACCTTCTGACAATAAATAACGTAGAAGATACATTAGAACTTGATATGTCTGATGGTAAACGTGTTTTCAAAGCAACTCTAACAGCACCAGTAACACAACTCAGTGTTATAAATGCGAGTGGAAGTAACTTAAACAGTCAAACTATCACGATGTTATTAACACAAGGAACAGGGGCAAATAAAATTTCATGGCCTTCTAATGTTAAATGGTCTTATGGGCGTGAACCAGTATTAACCTTTACGAAAGATTCAATTGATGTAATTCAATTCTTGTCAGTAGATGGAGGAAGTACCTGGTACGGCTCCTTACTAATGGCGGATCTACAAGAATGATAAGAAAACAAAATATCAGCAATGCCCAACAGATGATTGAAGGGCATTGGAAATTTTTAGAACGTAATACGGGTTTAGTTAATGATAATAAAACAGATCACTTTGTACTAAACCCACAAAACGTTATATGTAACAACAGGCATTTTATCGCTGAAACAGGATGGGAAGCACAACCGGACGGTGACGCAACCACAGAAGGACAATCCTTAGCAATTCTTGGTGCTATCTATGCGTATCAGGCAACCAAAGAACCGTACTACCTACAACGTGCTAAAGACTTTTTCAACGCCTATCACATGGCGTTCTTCCGTGGTGTAGCGTTTCCAGATCCACCTAACGGTTCATTGCGTTGTAACTGGATCTGTAATGGTAAGGCTCCAGTACTGGCACATTACCCATTAGATCCAGAGTATCCAACTCACGGCGGGTTCAAGGGCGTATTGTTCACATGGACAAACGGACAAACACAGATACCTCATGGTTCACCTAACTACGGTGAATACCTCGATGCTGTATGGTTTGCCTTTCCTGAAAGAGCGGGGCTTGGTTGGAATCAGGTAAACGCAACAGCCTACGCATGGTTAGCTAATGAAGATTCCATAGATTGGGATACTAAAGCACCTACGTATGAAGTTGATTGGATTGTTGACCGTACAGGCCGCAAGGTAGATAGCAATGGTGATGTACTGGCAGAAGGACTAACAAGCCAGATCGGTACAGTCCAGCTCAAGGACACGTCTATAAACGGTAATTACCGATTCAACTACGCCACAAAGAACCCTGTATCAGAGGGTGGTTATCTGATGAGCCGTAATGAACGTTGGCACAACAGGCCAGTAAACGTACCCATTGATAACTACGGTTCACTTGATTTCGCTGATAACGCATCAGATGCTGAATTGTGGTTCTGTCAGGCGGCAAAGCTACTATGGGATATCACAGGCGAGCGTATCTATTACTTAGCATGGCAGAACTCACTACTTACATGTATTGGATATTCTGATATTGATAAATTTGATATGTTCTTTCGTAAAAGTACTCTTGCTATAACGCCTTTTACTGATGGTATTTCATATGATTATTTCTATCCAAGTAATCAAGTAGCATCATATTCACGTGATTCAGACGGCTATATAGTAATTAATCAAAGTGCCTCAGCACAAACAACACTTGAACAACAATCTATATGGTTCAAATTTAATAATAGTTCAACTTTCCATGTTGAATATAGTGGTGTTGATACTTCTGGCAAACCATTAAGCCTTGCTGTAGCAATGACAGTGAATAAAACTAAAACAGAAGATGGTGCTATAAGATACCGTTGCGGTTTACCCATTACCAATACTGATAATAGTATTATTTCAATGGATATACCGATGAATCATTTTACACGTATTGCTAAACCAGACGGTGGACAGTACTTAACAGCAGATATGCGTATGATTTCCGATTATGGGGATAACACAGTAACTACCTTACAATATGTATCTGGTATCGCTGGAACGTACTATGACAACGTAATTTCTACTACTATGGATTCTGACGGTAGTTCTACAGTTGGTTTCTGGATCTTTGATGATGAAACACAGGATTTAATCAGCTTCACATACAGAACATATGCTGATGATTTTAATATCCGTATTGTTGATGATCTTGGTTGGCGTTGGTGGGCTATGCTACCAGCAAGCAACGGGGCATGGGTAACACAAACGTTTAATGTACTTGATTTCAAGTTGAGTTCTTATCAACCGGATCATGAAGAAGGTGATGAACAGCCAGGACAACCAACACTAACAGGACGTACAGAGTTTACACTATTACTTGATACCGATCCGGTTGATGGTGTCTCAGGACGTATTGACTGGTATTGTGTTAACGATTTACCAGCACTTTATAACGATGGTGGTACAGGTGATTATTCAGTATTAGTAAGTTTAACATTCAATGATAGTACTGGTAATGGATATACAGCACGTTTAGGTGATTGTGTAATCCGTAATTACATGCTTGATAGCCTTTCATATACACCAGGACTAATACCATTTAGTAACATCACAGATCCATATGCTCAATTGTATTCCGGTTGGCGTGGATTACCATATCCTGGTTATCAATTGCCTGCTATATGGTGTTTCAAAGGTACTACAATTGATCAAACCAGACTAAATAATAGTATTAAGTTCTTATGTGATGCTCAGGATTGGTTTACTAATAAATTCCATCCTACTTTACCTGGTCCGTGTGCTCAGGCTTATGTGTGGAACCGTCAGGACGCTTTAGCATATGCCCCTGATGGTAAACCGGATCAATTCATTATGCAGCACTGGTACGAAGAAGCATGGTCAGGTTATGAACCTCGTGCGTTCTTTGCAGGTTGTGATGTAGTTCATGAACTATATCAACGTGGTGATTATGCTATTCCACAGAACATTATTACGTACTGTAAAAACTGGATGAATTACTTAAAGTGGTTCATGAAAAATAATGATGGTCACGCACCAACACGATTTAAAGATACAGGTGAAGTTATCTATGATGGCTTTACAGGTCATATGTCTGGTTTGTGGCTTGCTGGTGCTTCAATGATGGCAATAGCAGGTTATCCAGATCACGAATTACTTGATTTACTATTCGCGGAAATTCAACAGAACTATAACGTAGTTTCAGCTAATCACGTAATGAATGGTGGCTGGTCATCAGCTATCAGAAGTGGAACACCTACAACACCTCAGAACAACTCTATGTTCTTTGGATTTTATACAGGTGAACTACTAAGAGGTTTAGCACTTTACATGAAGTACTACAACCAACATATATAAATAAACAGAAGGGGTATCAAGGACTGATGCCCAAAATATATAAAGGAATATTAAATATGGCTTTTAATTCTATTTTTGTAGGCAATAATGTAAAAGTTGAAATCGCTAATGCTCCAGCGGGTGGCGGTCAGGCTACAGCATTTACTGTTGTTGAAGAAGTTGGTGCTTTTCCATCAGCGGCAGGTGCGGAATCTAACGTTGTTAGTGTGAACACTTTCGGTCAACAGTACGCTAAGAAATTGCTTGGTTCTCGTTCAGTACCGGATCTAACTCTAACTGTTAACTGGAAACCAGGTGCGACAGGTCAAGAAATGCTTGCGGCAGCCGCAGCAGCACAAACACTAATCCAGGTTAAAGTAACTTATTATCAAAATATTGATGATCAAGATGGTGCGGCTTATTACAGCATCGTAAACGGTTATGTAAGTTCTGATGTAGTTAACGGTGATTTTGATGGTGTAGTAACTCGTGATTTCGTTGTTTCCGTTACTGGTGCTCCAATTGCGGTTGGTGAAGTAACTGGTGCGTAAGTACTAAATACTACAAACCAACTAACAAGGATAAAGCGAAATGGATTTTACTAATCTTATGAATGCTATTGGTGTGAAGTTAACACCAGTAGTACTAACACCAGAATGTACTGTATATATCAAACTACCAACTATTACCCAACACGCAGAAGTTTCAGATCCATATAAAGCGATCTTCTATTGTGTGGTTGATGAAAGTGGTAAACAGATTTTTGATTCACCTGAACAAGTTGAACAGAATGTTGATTTAACAGTACAACTAAAACTAAATGCCGAGATCGGTAATGTGTTTGCCAAATCCTTTAATGTTGAGGATGTAGAGGCAAAGTAAGACGCGATCCGATTCTCAGACTATCACTATCTTTATTGTATAACAGCGGGTGTAGTGTGGATGATCTCTACACTATGCCCGTTTTGCTTTTCTTCTACCTATTAGTTTTCAAAGAATCGGTTGATCCTGATTCATCACAAATTGAACAAATCAGGCATACAGAACTACTACAGGCAATATGGTTAAGTACTGGCAATATCAAGAAAGAAGATATACCGAAATTTAGTATCTATGAACTCGATTCATTGAACATTATTTCAAATAAAACCTTAGCTGAACAACAAGCAGAGAGGGAGAAGAAGATCGCAGAACAACAAAAAGCAAACATGCTTAATTGGATGGGAGTAAAGCCTAATGGCAAACAATAATAAACAATCAATGATATTTGAAATCACAGGTGATGAATCTGGATTACAAAAATCATTAAAAAACGCAGCAAATGATATAGGTGATTTTGGGGATCGTGCTGGCGGTGTGTTCGGTAGTTTCAATACCGGACTATCAACCACGGCTAAAGCTATGTCTGGTTTCGCTGGTGCGGTAGGGGTGGCAGGTATCGCCATTGCCGCCACATTAGCCAACGTTCAAGCTCAATCAGAAAAGGCGTTTGAAGTCTTTCAGGCAGCATCACTATCACAAACGGGCATAGTACAGATACAACAGGCGGCTAATATGTTTGCGGGTGTTGGTCTGACTATGGATCAAGTAGCCGATCAGATGAAAGATGCTAAGGATAAGTTAGGCGATGCTATCACGAATAACGCTGGCTCTATGCTTACTGATGTAATTCAACCATTGAAGTTGAATATGTTTGAGTTACAGAAAGCAGCAGAAAACGGTGAAGATATTATTGCTAAGATTTACTATCAAGCTAAACAAATGGGCTTTAGTCAGGCTCAGATTGTACAGATGATGGAAACCGTAGCTAACGATGCTACTAAACGCATGACTGTATATAGAGAATTCAGTACTGAACAGGAATATCAAAATAGCCTTGCTAATGAAACTATACAGTTAACAGCAGAGCAATCACGACAATTTGAAGAATATAGAACGGCAACTAATAATCTATCAAGGGCGTGGGATGCGTGGCGAAATTCAACACTTGCCCCTGTTGCTAAAAGCCTTGCTGATATTCTTGATTTAATGACTAAGATACTTAACAGTAAGCCAGTGGCAGCAGCCGCAGCCGCTACGAGTAAGCAGGGTATACAGGCAGTACAGGAATATCAAAAACAGTACCAACAACAGATACAGAAAAACTCTTCTATCTATGGTGCTCAGATGGTAGAGGAACAGCAGAAGCAACAAGAAGCCAATAACAAAACCTTTGAGAATCTTTTAGCTAATCTTGATGCCGCACATAATCTACTTGATAAACAGAAAGAAGAATATAATAAAGGATCAGATAGAAGTGTTATTGATACAGCGTTGAAACCTTATCTTTCAGCTAAGCAGAAGACACAAGCACAGATTGATACACTTGATGCTACTCACAAACAACTACGAGCAACAATTAAAGATTCTTTAGTACGTGCATATAAGGGTGATGAAGCGGCAATGAATGCCGATTTAGCTAAACTTGATGAAGGTTATAAAGCTAACCGTGAGAAGTTAGTGAAAAGCCTAACAGCCGATGAAGATAAAGCACGTGAAGATAAAGCTAAGAAAGATGAAGCAGCAGCCAAGAAAGCACAAGCCGCACAAGATAAACTAAATGAACAAACTAAAAGAGCAAAAGCACTATTAGAACAAACCCTATCACAGATCGGTTCTAACGAAGCTCAGATACGTATTACTCGTTTTAACTATGAACAAGATGAAATTGAAAAACGTATCAGTACAGCAGGTAAATTAGCTGGTAAGAGTGAAACTGAAATTACAGCAATGTTAGATCAGCAATATAAAAGCCGTGCGACTAAGTACAAAACTATGGTTGATGAAATGCTTGCTGAAACAGACCGTTTAAAACAAGCACAAAACATTGCCGCAATTGCCAGTGATCCGAATGCCACACCAGAGGCTAAAGCCAAAGCAGCAGCAGCGGGTAAGACATGGACAGGTGACACAGCAGGTCAGGGATTAGGGTATACAAACCCATTAGACTTCTCACCAGATCCAACGAAAGTACAGCAAGTAAACACTGAACAGCAAGAGAACCAGGATGGGGCTAAAGCTCTATACGATGCCAAAGTAATTGGCTTCCAGGAGTACCAGGATCAGCTAACAGCGATCCAGGCCAACGCCGATATGAAACGTGGTCGATTAACCGCAGACGCACTAACCAGTACTTTAGGTATGTGGCAAGCGGGGGCAGGTGATGTAGGAACTATCATGGCTGGGGTTTTCGGTGAATCATCAGCAGCGGCTAAGGCAGCCTTTGCCGTAAGTAAAGGTATTGCTATTGCTCAGGCAGTGATCAACATCCAGCAGGGCATATCCGAAGCTATCAAACTTGGGTGGCCTATGGGGATCGCAGCAGGTCTACAGGTAGCAGCTCAAGGTGCTTCCATCATCAGTACTATTAAAGGTACAGCTATCCAGGGACAAGCCCATGATGGTTGGGATTCACTACCAAGTACTGGTACATACAATCTTGAAAAAGGTGAACGTGTAGTAGGTAAATCACTAAACCAGGATTTAACAAAATACTTGAGTAATCAGGATGGTAGTAAATCAGGTGATATTAAGATTGACGCACCGTTAATTATTAATAGTAATGGTCAAATCTCAGATTCAGATTTCCAAAAGATGTGTGATAAACACGCTGATACTATTGTTCAGGCAACACGTAAATCTCAGAAGAATAATGTATAAATATCATATAGCCCACATGGAGTGTGGGCTAACTATTAAAGGAATAATAATATGTTAAATAACACTCTTATTAGTGAGTTCATGTTAACGGACAATATACCGCAATACCAAAACCAAACATGGACAGGTGAAACTATTACACGTGTTGTTGGTTCGCAGTACTTCACACTTAGTTTTAAAGTAACTCTAAACAAGTTGAACCGTGCTGAACTCGCTAACTTCTATGCTCTATATGGTCAGGGTAAACCGTTCTCTATGCCTCTTGGATGGTGGAGTACATACAACGGTACTCAAACATCACAAGTACAGGCAACAGCAGCAAGGGCAGCGGGGGCAACATCAATTGCCGTTAATGCTAATACACTTGAAGTTGGTACGTTAGTTCAATTCAACGGACACAAGAAACTATACCGAATCATAGCCAACACTGGCAGCGTGATTACTATCTTCCCTGGATTAATCAAAAACATCCAACTTGGGGAAGTAATGAAATATGACAATATTCAAGGTTCATTTGTTCTTACACCACAGAACGCAGCATATCAGATGCCAAGTACAAACATTATGGAAGTGACAATAAATGCAACCGAAAACATTCGAGGTTAATTTATGTCTATTCCAAGTAATGTACTAACTAATGCGGATCTTGTCGCGTACTGGAACCTTACACGAGGCGATAACAAAACCGTACTAACAGAAAAAGAACTATATCAATGTGGTGTTATGGTAAAGCTAATAGATGTACTTCCACCAGATGGCGGTAACTTATACCTAACTGATGCCATAGCAGATCAGAACTATAATGGGATTAACTATAAGTCTGTACCTGATTTCCTTGATTCATCATTTGCTAACTATGTAGAAAAGAACCAAATCAACAATAACGGTACTTCATTAAAAGTAAGTAATGTAAGCCAGGATTATCTATCTATGGCGTTACGTGGATTGTGGAATGATGCCAAAGTTAATATCTGGATGGGAATTGTTAACCCAGCTACAGGGGGTATTCTATATGCCTATCGTATGTTTAGTGGTTACATTGATTACTTTAGTTCTGACTTTAACAACACAGCAGGTAATACCACAAATGAAACAACAGTAAATCTAAATTCATTGTGGAAGAAGTTAGACCAAACACAACGCCTGTTATCCAGTACATCAGTACACCAATCATTACACACTGGTGATAAGTTCTTTGACCTAATCGGAATACTAAATAGTTCAGAGCAATTCTGGAAGAGTAGCAAGAAATAATGAAAAACGGATTTATAACAGAGTACCTAAGTGGTTTAGTTGGTGAACCTTTAGTGTACGGTACTAATGATTGTCATATCATGGTGCTAACAGTAATTGATATGATCACAGGTAGTAATTACCGTGATGAAATCTACCAGAAATACACAACACCAACAGCAGGTAGAAAATACGCAAAAGCAAACTGTAGTTATTCTACTCTACATCTATTGTGTAAAGAAAAAGGCGAATTAGTAACTGAACCACTTGATGGGGATATCATCATTTCGTCAGGTCACAGTACAGTTTATTGGCGTGGGAAAGTAGTAATTTTATCAGAAGATAAATCTAACTATATCGTTTCTCAATATATCCCAAATGAAAAAGACAAAATATACAGATTTAAAGGGGAATAACTATGGCAGTAGCAGCAGTTGCCGTAGCTATTATCGCAGGGGCATCAGCAGCGGCAGCAGCATACGCAGCAGGTTTAGCTTTAGCAGCAGTAGTAGCTATAGGTATTGGTACAGCAGCACTATCTTACATTAGTTCATCACAGATGATGAATGTAGGCCAAATGGGGGTAACGTATCCGAGTACGGGTAGTAACAATGCCCGATCAACATCACCAAGTACTGGTATACCGATTTCATACGGCGGATCTAACCGCAACGCAACAGAGGTAGCCTATAACAAGTTAGGCTCTATCGTCGTATGGCAGAACGTTTATAAGGGTACTTCAAACCAGTTATGTACGGTTCACGCGATCAGTATCGGTGAAATCGGGCAAGTACCAGGGGAACAATCACAAGGCGTAATCAAGCAGATCTATTTTGATAATGCTCCGGTACTCATGGATGGTGCGTACATCACCACAGAAGGGATCGTACCTACCTCAATGATGATTGAGAAGTACCGCAAATACTTACAGATTGAGGTACGTTTCGGTAAGCCGTCCTACGGTGGTTCTATGACGCTTGCCCGTCAATATGGCGGTAGTCAATGGACTGACAACATGCGTGGTGATGGTCTTGTACAGATCTGTACCGTAATCAAGAAAACCAACGATTCATTGATTGATGGGATTCTAACGAACCAGAACTATACATTATCGGTAGAAATGCGTGGACGTATGATCTATGACTTAACTGATAATGTACGTAAACCAAGTTCAAACCCACCAAGCCAACTATATGACTTTATCACTAATACAGAATTTGGTTTTGGGCTTGATCCTAATGATATTGATATTACCAGTTTCCGTAATATGGCAAACTATTGTGCTCAGAATCATTTCTATTCCAATGGTAATATTCAATATGATAAATCCTTTAAGGAAAACATTGAAAATATTCTACAAACATTTGGTGGTGTACTTTATGAATCAAACGGTAAGTACTATCTAACCGTTGATGCTCCAGATATTCCAAGTGTACATTTTGATGAGACAAATATTATTGGCAGTGTGAATATCACAACGGGTTCTAAGTCTGACTATTTTAATACAATGGACAGTACCTATACAAACCCAGGTAATGACTATTCACAAGATATTATCCGTTATCCAAGTGATGCCATTAGTAACGCATCCATTGCTAAAGATGGTTATATTATCAAGAAGGATTTAAACTATCTTTGGGTACAGGATAAAAATCAGCTTGCTATTCTTAGTAACATTGAATTACTAAAATCTAAGTACATTACGAATACGATTACTTTCAATACCTATGTAACAGATATGAAAGTATATGATGTGTTTACAATTGATTTTAAAGAAGCTGGATTTAGTAATAAAAAGTACAGATGTATTCAACGTACTGTACCAATGACAGTAGATAAAGCAGGCATTATCCAGATCACCGCGATTTCATATGATGATGGTATATATCAAGGAAAAGATCCGGGACAATTCCCACAAGAAGGATTGACCAATTTACCTAATCCAACATACGTAGAACCGCCAAGTAACCTACAGGCTCAACGTTTAGGGGCAACGGCATCAGGTAACACCGTTCTATTAACATGGGATCTTAGTCAGGATACAACTGTACGTGGTTATAAGATTCGTTACAAACGCAGTGATTCCAGTGTTTGGATCAGCATTGGTAACGTAGGGCAGTACTCTACGAGTTTTGAGATACTAAATCTTCTATATGGTGTTCAGTACGATTTTGCTATTGAGGCGTATAACACATTAGGTTATTCATCGGAATTAGTAGCTATCTATAATCAAACACCACAAGTTATATTCGCATTACCGAAGATTACTAACCTTGATATGGTGAATGATGATGTAGGTTTAAACCAGACTTATGCTCAAGATTTTATTTTACGTTGGGATGATCAGGCTAACATAGCCGTAAATGGTAAAACATTTGCTGATTTCTTCAAACATTATGAAATTCGTGTGTATGACCGATACAGGAACTACATCACATCGTACTACACCACTACAAGCAACTGGACGTACTCATATTCAATGAATACCAGTGATGGCCTTAGCCGTTACCGTGTGTTTGGGATCATCGCTCATGGTTGGGGTACTGGTATCTATAGTGAAGAAGTTCAGATTGAAGTTAGTAACCCACAACACCCACAGTTGTTAGGTATCAATTTGAAGAGTGGTTATGATTCCGTGTTCATTGACTGGACTGAATCAAACGTACCGGATTATGCGGGAATCGTTCTACAAATCGCACTTGATGAGGGGTTTAGTTCAGGGTCGAAGTACTTTAGCAGTGCTAACCGCTATTCAGCATCGTTTGGTATTGAAGATGGTTCATGGTTCGCACGTGTAGCAGCCTATGACGTGTTCGGACAGGATGAATTGGTATGGTCGCCTACTATCGGCTTTAACCAGAATACGAAGGTTCCATACAGCAAATTGAACGAAGATGTTATTGATAGCCTACTGAACAGTGATACGGCTACTGGCATTGTTGAGAAACAGATCGTAGATGAACTTGGGTCACGCTGGCAGCTACAGGTATCAAACAACGGTAACGTAACGGGCATTGCCTTAGCAGCAGATGAAAAAACATCTGTGTTTACCGTAATGGCGGATCGCTTTAGCATCATCAGTACGGATAGTGCCAAACTATCAGACAGGGTTTATCCGTTTGTGGTTCAGGGTGGTAAGACTTACATCAACTCAGCGGTGATAGCATCAGCGAGCATCAATGAGGCTATGATCAATAACCTTTCCGTTTCACGAGCTAAAATTCAGGATGCCGCAATCGACAATACGAAAATTGCCAATGCCGCAATCCGTAACGCTCACATTATGGATGGGGTGATAGACTCAGCGAAGATCAGCCAGCAGATACAATCCAGTAATTGGGATGGTACGAACGGTTGGATGATTAACAAGAACGGTACAGCCAACTTTGGTAACGCTACTATTCGCGGTACTATTTTTGCGAACAGCGGGGTACTCAACAACGTTACTATCAATGAAAACTGTAACATTCTTGGTACTTTGAGTGCCGCACGTATCGTAGGTGATCAGTGTCGTCCACAATCGACGGGCATAGCATCAGTGCCGTTTATTTTCGGTTCACATACAGTATCAGGTGGTCAGGCCGCTAATGATCCAGTAGCTTACCAACACTATGTAGCGTTGCGTATCCGTGGTGAAGATTTTGATCGTATCCTTGATAGTAATATGACTATTACACTTACTTCATTTGAGCGTCAGTACTTCTATATTCGTATGGGTGGTGATGGCATTGGTTTAACAAACTTAGCTTTCGTTGATGCTGGTAACAATGGACATAACACACCATATACTTTCCCAATCAATGGTATCTATGTACCTGCTGTTGGTCGTGGCAAATGGAATTATATCTATGTTATGTGTACTACATCGCGTTCTGGCTTAGCCTCACTCAATGTACCTCCGTTATTAAGTGCTCTTATATATCGAGCGGGAGAACAACCTTTATATAATGCGTAATAAATACTATTACCAAATTATATAACATAGGGAAATTCTTAATGGATATTGGGACACTTTTTGCTCTGGTTATTAGTGGTTTAGGAGTTTTATATTCTATCTTCCGTGACAATACAAAGGATACTACTGATTTATTAAGTCGTGTATCCTACCTTGAAACTACCATTGCGGTACAAGATAGTAACATTACACGTCTAAGCGACGAACAAGACAAGATGAAAGAAACCTTGCGAAACCTTGAAATTCAAATTCACGAATTGGATATCAAACTTGAAAGGATTATTACTATTCTTGAACAATCAAAGCAGTAATTAAAAAGGGATAGTACCGTAAATGATACTATCCCTTTTTTTACTTATTAGTTAGTTGTGCGATCATCGCATTAACTCTATTTGGTGTCTGACGATACCATAAACTATCTTTTGCTTGTTTGATTGCTTCCGTGTAGTTGGCATCACGTAGTGCTTGAATCATCTTTTTAAACTTCATTGTTCCAGATAGGCCAAGTTGAAAAATCATGATGATCATGAAGTCTTGCCAATCTTTAGGAATGGTTAGGTTTAGTTTACTTAGCTGGCTTGTTGCTATGGCTATATCTTTATCAAGTAGGCGAAGTGCTTCAATCTCAGTAATACCGTTAGTGAAGTTTTCATTTGGTAGTACTTTATGCCCGAATCCTACAGTTAAGAATCCTTCTGTATCTTTATAAGGGTAGTACTTGTCATTGCGAAAGTATCCCATACGTGTTTGATATGCTCGTGAACCCTCATATTCTATTAATCGTGTTTTTAAATCCATCTTCATAAATACCTTTAGTTAATTTTAAAAAGGTATTTACTAATGGCAGGACGCATTAATAAGAATTGGGAAATGTTCGATAAAGACCAATGGGATATTTCAGACGTAACAGACGGCAACTATACATCTTTTGTTTACATCATAGAGTTTCCAGAAACAGGTGAATTCTATTATGGAAAGAAAATGATTTATCAAAAAGTTAAAAGCATAGATAAACTAAAAGTTACTTCTGTAGAATCTAACTGGAAAAACTACACAGGTAGTAGTAAGACAGTGAATGCTATGATTGATGCTGGCATGGATTATACAAAGAAGATTTTGTATTGTGTTAAATCAGACGCAGAAGCAAGCATTATTGAAACGGCGTTGATTTCGTACTTTGGTTTACATCCAGACAATCTAAACAAAGCAATTCTATGCAAAGCACGTTTACCAAAGAACAGACGTGATTTATTCAATGTATTACAAGATTTAGTAGCGATGTTAGGGAATAGGTAATATGGCATGGAAGGGTGGCAATAGTCCTAATGATATGAAGCGATTCATAAACAAGAACAGCCCAAAGATAGGACAAGAATTTAAAAAAGAATTAAGTAGCCGTATGCGTATAGTTACACAGCACATTCAAAGAAAAATTGATAATGATGTAGCGGGTGGTGGTGTCGCTTTTACTGGAAAGAGTATGTACTTTAACTTTAGAAAGATAAGTGAGTTCAAGTCAGTTAACCAGATCATCCTACTACCTAATCAAGCATCATATCTAAAGTACGTTCTTGATCCGGCATATAAGAATGTTAATGAAGGGAAGATCATACCGTATCAGAATGCTAAGTTAACTAAGCAAGGTAACATTACACAACTACGTTCAAGAACCAAGAGTGATAAATACAAAAAGGTGAAGAGTAGGAACGGTAACACGTACTTAATCGACACTACCAAGAAATCCTCTAAACGTAATCCTAAACTGGCACGTGAACAAAGGGTGATTGGTTATTATGGTTCCGTTGGTAGAAAACCATTGTTTGATTTCTATGATGAAACCGAGAAGCAAGTAATAGAACAATTAAGAACATTACGCGGTACGTTTGATTACCGTTGGAGGAAGTAAGATGGATAACTTAGAAAATTTCCCATGTTATGATCATTCTGTACTAACAGATTTTTCTTTTCAGACAATACAACCTGTAAGTGTTACCTTACCATATGATAAAGCACTATCTGGTAGTAAGCTCATAAAAAAGAAAGTAGATAAAACAAAAGGCGATTTAGTCGTATATAGTTTTCATCATCATACAACACCTAAAGTAAATGAAGATGATATATTGATGATTGAACTACTAAAAGAACAAGTAGAAGTAAAGGTACTATTATCTTACAACCACATTTTTAAAGGTCATCGCGTAGTTTCTTGTGTTTGCCAAATACAAGGATAAAATATGTTAAGTATTATCATTGACCTTATCAAATCAGGGATTAGCCTTTTTACTAAGAATAAAACCGAAGTTGCTAAGTCAAAAGACGAACTTGAAACAGAAAAAACAAATGAAGCACAGGAAACAAACCGTGAAGAGATCAAAGCTGGTAGAGGCTGGAGATCATTCTTAGGTTATGCTTGTACTTTCATTCTTGTTTATAACTATATCTTAGTACCTATCTTAGATTACTTTGGTATCGTTTTATTCTCATTCCCACTATCTGACATTATCAGAATCATCGTTTTGTTACTTAGTGGTAACTAATAAGAAAGCCCCATATGGGGCTTTTTTTATTCTTCCCAAAAAATAGTAGGTTCTCTGCCTCGTTCTTTTACCTCTGTTCTTTTAACCCTGGCTACTACCTCTTTGGTTTCTTGGTCTATAACATCATATGTGTCTTCTTCAATTGAACCCTGAAAACCACTTTCTTTATTGCGTACAAAATCTAACTTATAGTCGGTAGAAGGATACTTTTTAAAGAATTCTGATTCAGTCATTTCTATCTCCACTTGTTATATATTATTCACACTTCCACACTGTATTTTGTACGCCACTACCTTTAGGTAAATGGGGGTTCATGTTAGCACTATGAACATATGTTGCTTTTTCTTTTCCATACTGCTGACATGCTTCATTAGCTGTTTTTTGTAAACTATCTAAACCATACCAACCGTCAGACTGAATACTAACAGTTTTACCATCATTATATTGTACTGCTGCACATCCCGATAAAGCTAAAGGGATAAGAATCATTATTAGGCTTTTCATTATTATTTCCTAAATACCCGTACAACAACTGTACAAGGGTATTTTATGGCAAGAATTACAAAAAAGGAATCAGCATTACACATTCAAGTAATGGAACTCATCCACTCAGATAAGCAACTAACCCATGACGATAAAGAGTTTATCTTCAACAACTACAAAGGCGATGGTATAGGGGCTACTGGTGCTTTCTTCACACCTGAAATGCTCGCATGGGATTTCATACTTGATGCTGGTTGTACTGGTCAATGTATTGAACTTTGTGCGGGTATAGGTCGCCTCAGCTACTACCAGTACTTGAGAAACAAGCCAACACACATTACCTGTGTTGAGTTGAATCCAGAGTACGTAATGATCGGGAAGAGGGTACTACCAGAGGCAGAATGGATCATTGGTGACGCTCTCCAGTACACACCAGACCGTTTCTACGATGTTGCCTATGGCAATCCACCTTTCGGTAAGATCAACACATCAGAAGCGTATACAGGCCGTTATACAGGCTCAGAGTTTGAATACAAGGTGATTGAACATGCCAGTACTTTTTCATCCTTTGGGGCATGGATCGTTCCGCAAGGTTCCGCAGGGTTTAAGTACTCAGGGCATACGTACTATGACGCGACGATACAAACACAGAAGTATAAAAAGTTTGTGTCTGATACTGGTTTTGAATTCTTCCCAGGGGTAGGGATCGATACGAGCATTTACAAGGATGAATGGAACGGTACAAAGGTGATATGTGAAAGCGTGCTTGTTGACTACGATGGTACTAATTTTTAG